GTAGTACCAGGATTTAAATCACGGCTAGTGTGTACAACTCCATTATTTCTTGAATAGTATTCAATTAAATCTAGTACAGCTAATTTTAAGTCTGCGGGTACTGCTTCGTATCCTGCAAAATAAACTACTTTGTAACCATTGATTTGTTCTGGAAAGCCGCTAGGACTTAAGCTAAGAACGTAATCTTCACGAGGAACCCAATCCGTAAACTTTACAAGACTAGTATAAGTCTTACCATAATCTGCGCTATAGCCTACTGAATTAACCGTAACTACTGGAGTTTCTTTTAAGATGATCTTTTTAAAGCCACCATCAAATACTTCTATTTTGGCCTCGTCGTAGAAATCTACAAAGGTACGACGACAATATGTTTTTACTAATTCGCTAACTTTGGGTATTAAGAAATCGATTTCTGCATCAGAGTTTGTGCTAGTAATTCCCATGTAAGCTTTGTATTCTGCTTTTGTTACTAAATTTGTTGCCATAAATACCTCGCTTGTTTTATAAAGGCACCGAATACCTTTATAAAACAAGACCCCGAAGGGTCTTGTTAACTTATACTCAACTAATTAAGAAGCTGTGTACTTGTGTGCTGTAACAGCGTTACCTAAGTTAGTAGTAACACGTGTCATACCGGTACGGAGGCTAGCCACCATAACGCGACGCTGTGTTTCAACTAATTCTTGGGTATCAATGCGGAGACCGCGTTGGTTACCAACGATAAAGTTACCTGGGTTAACAGCAATAGCTCCTGCAACACCAGTACCTGGGGAAGCAAACTCTGCAGAAACCAACACTGGGCTTCCACCGATTTGACCGATTTGACCGGTTAACAGTGTAGCTTGTGAACCAACTTGATTCATTGTTTGGAAGGTTGTGTCTTCCAGCAATTGGTAATATACATCGGTATTAACGATATAAATTACTTCTGCGGGATCCAGACCCCAAGCACCCAAACCTTGACGCAATGTGCGCAACTTAGCAACGTTCAAACCAGCAGCAACAGTGTTACCAGTGGCAGTAGTGTTAGCAGCCCAGATTGACAATCCTTTAACAGGATCAGAACCGGAACCAGCACCTAACAAGAAAGCCTTGTCAACGGCGCGAGCAACACGACGAACCATACCATCACGAATGATTGGCATCAAAGCCAACAAAGAATCTTCTTCTTCTTCGTACGCTGTATACTCGTTTGTAGCAAGTTTGTATGCGTTCAAAGTGATTTCTTTGAGGGTGTGAGTAGCGTTCCCACCAGCAGAAGCACCAGCTGCACCAAGGGTAGCAGGAACAGCGCCAAACTCAGAGTTAGTAACCCAAGTAGCAGTACCTGCTTCTGGATTCACTGGGATTGTCATCACGTTGGTTTGCATAGCGATGTTGCGGAAAATAGGAGCAACAACTAAGCGACGACGAACTTCAGATTCTAGGTTCAAAGAAACTTCGAGTTCCCATGTAGCTGAAGGCACGTGAGCACCGTATTTTTGCACTAAGTCGCGACCAAGGCGTGTACTGTCAATTGACTTGCCAGCCATTTTGGACAACATAACGGCCTTTTCTTTGTCAGCGTAAGACATACCGTCTTTGCTGTCTTGGAAAGACATTTTTGATTTTGTGATTGCTTCGATTTCAGCAGCTTTTTCTTTCAAAGAAGCTTCTAAACCAGCGATAACTGATTTGCTTGACTCTTCAGCAGTAGCTAAACGCTTCTCAACTTCAGCCATCAAGCGCTCAGCACCTGTGTCACCAGTAGAGATAGAGGCAACAGCGGCTTTAACGCGTGCATCTAATTCGGCTTCTGATTTATCAGCAGCGGCTTTTTCGGCCAATGCTTTTGCCTGTGTATCGGCGATGGCTTTAGCAGTGAGCTCAGCCGCTTTGTTAGCTGCATCAGCCAACATTTGTTCTAATTGTTTAGGATCCATTTCCCATTCCTTTTTAATTTCGCCGATTGCTTCCGTTGAGGATTCTAGCCCTTTAGCTGAATCGCTGTCGGGTGCAAACTGCATTTTGAAAGATTTAAATTCTTCGGCTGTATCAAACGCCTTAGAAAGACTAAATAGTGTATTTTGATTAGCTGGTACTGACACTACTGAAATTTCGTGCAGTTCTAGCTCTTTTACCACAAACAACTCTTTGGCTGCATCATATTCCGCATCTACGATTCGGAAGCCGATACTAAATGCCGTTAAGATGCCATCTTTTACAAGATCAAACACTTCGCCAGCAGCTGAAGAAATTCTGGCTTTAACCCATAATCCCTTGCTGTCAACTCTGTGATCTACCATCCTACCAACTGGCTCGCTATGGTCATGATATGCCAAAATTACTGGATTCTTCAAATAATTTTGTATACCCTTTTTCCATACACTTGCTGGGACAATGTCGCCTTGTCTATCAATGTCGTCGGTACTTGCGTACCCTTCTATTGTTATACTAGTTGTCTTTTCGTCGGTGGTATCGCTCTTGATAAATGAACTGTTTAAAAACAGTACTTTACTTTTATCTACCATATTACCCCTTTATTGCTGATTATCTGTGGGCCTACCACCTTTCGACGGATCAGCAGCCGAACCCGCAATATTGGCGGGTATTCTTATTTCGTCATTACCAGTAATTGGATCATAACGTAATTCTTTTCTTGCTTCATTAGCTGTAATGATGCCTGCATTGACTAGTGTCGAATGATAAGCAGCAATATCTTTTAATTCTGGTTGCATTGCTGACACTGAACTAGTAACTGCTTCAATGTCGTATCCATAGTATCGTTCTAGGCTTGATGTAAACTTACGAACAACTGGCATTACTGTTTCTAAATAAAATAATCTTAGATTAGGCGAAATGTTAGCATTATTTCCACCAGCTAATAAAATAGGTGGGATGCCGATACACTGCATAATTAGTTCGTTGTGTGTTTTAATTGATTGATCAAAATCCATGTCTTTGAAGTTTTGATTCGATACATTTGCAGGTTTCAAGCCACTATCCAAAATAACTGGACGCTTGCCGCCTTGTTTAGTTGAGTACTTTTGTAACCAGTATTGTATTGTTTTTTCTTTTGCAACTTGTGAAAGCGTATTTTCTGAAGTTAATACTAAACCAAATACAGCTCCATTATCAAAGAAGTTTTCTTGAAACTCTTTCATTGCATGTAGTGTAGCAATTGATCGTTGTGCTGCTTCTAAACGTGAAGCGCCTCGGTATATTGACTGTGAGTTCAAATCACGAAAGTGAAATACTTCAGGCTCTTTAAAATCAACCATACCGTTGTAACGATATCCACGAATAAACGTTTTGGTATCTGTTAAAATCTCTACTGAAGCCGCAGGCAGGTGGTACATAAATACACCATCAAAGTGTACAAATACATTACCTTCTAGTATCAAATCTGTGAAGATTGCTTGGCGAAATTCTTGGGTGCTTTGATAAGGGTTGGGTCGGAAGTTTAGTAGTGTGTTTAACGACTTTTGACGTATTCCAGCAACAACACCTTCTGCAACCTTATCTTTTACATCGTAATCTAACGAGCTAGCTGCATTAACAAGCATACTCACTGAACGATTAACTGACTCTAGTCTCTGGAAGCTTTGACGATATGTTATCTTGCTTTCTGAACCAATTTGCGTACCTGCTTCTTGAGCAATACGCGTTTGCGCTGGATTAAGTTTTTCAACAATCCAGTCTGTAAATCTTGACATAGTTTTCCCTTAAGTAAACTCTGAGAAAAAACTACCAAAGCTCTTTTTAGGTACAACCGCTTCAACAGTACCGCCAGTATGTTTTGCACGCTGCGTCTCTATCCAGTGAGCCTGTTTGGGCTCACTGCCAGGGCGGGGAGCTTTACCATAAACACTGTGTAACGCTACATGATGACGATTACAAAGGGTGTAAACTTGATCATATAACTCTACTCGGTGCTCATCAATAAACTCATCTCGCACAGCTAAAATACCGGCATCTGTTGAAATATCGTATCCACGGGCTTCAGACCATTTATCTAGGAGTATAGTAACTGAATGTAGGTGGTGGAGTTCTAAGTCTGCGGCAGAGCCGCAAACGCAACACTCCGTTTTCTTTTCATAGGCTGCTTTAGCCCTGTCACGAACCCACTTTACAGGGATTCGCTTATTTGTGTTTTTTGCCATTATTTCAAAGTACTCCACAATTACCTAGTATTATAGCAGAACAGCAAACAAAAGTCAATGCATAAATTTTTTGTGGCATTATACAGTATACGTATATAGCGCATACCTGACGGCATCAGCCATGTGACTATAATCATCATGCATTGGTCGTTCACGTTGGAGCCCCTCACGTTGATCCCAGCGATACTGGTCAAACATAGCTCGCACGTTAGTGCAATGTGGGGCAACCTTTAATCGACCCTGTTGTAACAAGGTCTGAACATACGCAATGCCTGGTAAGACATCTTTTTTAGCTTTGGTAGTTGAAATGTTGTATAAGTAAGCTAAGTCACCCGCAAACTGTGCAGCAGCCGAGTCAATAAAAGTTACTTCAACTCCGTGCCGCTCATTCATTGCAGTAAACTCTGCAGCATGCTCTGCTGTGGTCTTTTCCGACTTTAGGTATTCGTCGACAATAAAAAAGCAATCGCGGTTC